TTGTGTATGTCTGCTATCAATACGCTGCTAATCTGGATTGGAATCTGGATGAAGCAATGGACCGTGTACACCAAAGCAACATGAGTAAGCTGGGTGAAGACGGTAAACCAATCCGCCGTGAAGACGGCAAGGTCCTCAAGGGACCAAACTACAAACCCCCTACCCTTACTGATCTCGTTTAATAATGTCCGCCACTACCAAAGAACTCGTTGCTCGTACTGGGCGCGTACAGTCATGGATTGACGACCCCACCTCCCGCCTTCCCGTTTCCTGCACTGTGTTTGTAGTGGAGGATGAAATGGAAGGACCAAATGGAATCGAAGCCAGCTGGAGATTCGTCTCTCATGCACTCCGATATGGAGCGGGAGTTGCAGTCCATCTATCAAAGCTCCGACCCAAAGGAAGTGAAAACGGAAAAGGTCTTACAGCTTCTGGACCTGTTAGCTTCGGACGAATCTACAGTGCCTTGAATGAAACCCTGCGTAGAGGTGGGGTGTATAAGAACGGAGCTGTTGTCCTGCACCTTGACCTGAACCACCCTGATGTTCTGGAGTTCATCACTACCTCCCGCACTGAACTACCTTGGGTCAAACGATGTGTTAACATCAATGACTACTGGTGGGAAGAAGCTACTGAGAACACAAAGGAAGCACTTCTCCAAGGTATCCGCCAAGGTGACATTTGGCTAAATAAAACTAAAGTTGATGCTTATGGAAACCGAATCCGTGGTAACGTCTGTCTTGAAGTTTACCTGCCGTCACGAGGAACTTGCCTGTTGCAGCATGTCAATCTCGCTGCCTGTGACCTCCAAGACATTACACCGGCTTTCGTTGAAGGTATGTCCGAATTGTGCAGTCTCCATAGCCGGACAGGCGTTGGAGAGTCTGGCGAGTACTTGTCACCCGACGTGGATCGACAAGTCGGATTGGGAATGCTCGGACTTGCCAACCTCCTACGAAGGTACGGTATAAGCTACAAAGACTTTGGTGATGCTCTTGATCTTGTTACTAGCAGTGATAAGATTGTTGAGTACACTCCAAGCATTACCTTGGCACTAGAGTTTAAGAACGCTATTAACACTGCTGCACAGATTGCTCGATCCAATAATATGGATCGTGCATTTGCTATTGCTCCTACTGCTTCGTGCAGCTACCGCTATAAGGATCCTGACGGCTTCACTGCTTGTCCTGAGATCGCACCTCCCATTGCCCGTCAAGTTGACCGTGACAGCGGTACGTTTGGCGTCCAAAGCTACGATTACGGTCAAGTTGAGATCGCTTCGGAAGTTGGCTGGGATGCATATAAAAAAGTGGCAGACGGTATCATGCGCCTCCTAGAGGCTACTGGTCTTGCTCACGGTTACAGCTTCAATAGTTGGTCCGATGTGATCACCTATGACGAAGCGTTTATTGAAGATTGGCTGGCTTCTGACCAGACAAGTCTCTACTATTCGCTTCAGGTAATGGGTGACACTCAAGACAAGACCAGCGCCTACGCTGCCTTGGATGAGGAAGACGTTGAACGTTACCTGGAGTTTATTCTTGATGACCCTGCTCCTGATTGTAATTGCGGCGAATGAACCCTTATCAAAAACTACTTTCACGTAAGCGTACGTGGACTCCTGTTCAAACAACTGCTGGTAAACTGGCTGAAGGTGCGGAAGAAACTATCTTCCGTGCCTTGGCTATCCGTCACATGGAATTGCCGGTAGGAGATTTTATTGACGATGCTCTAAAAAATGAAGTTCCAGAAATGGCACGGGATCTCCTTCGATCCAATATCCAGGACGAAGTTAAGCACGACCTGGCTCTCAATTTCATCACCAACGCTATTGGGTTGGACGAAAAGGCTGAAGCCGAGGCGCTACGGCTCCGTGATGCTTGGATCTCGCATCCAGATCACACGCTCCTCAAAGCGTTGGTTGCCGAACGTGCAGTTTTCTTCGTACTTCTCCCGTTCTTCCGCTTTAATGGTGACGCTGGTCTCCGAACAGTAAGTGCTGACATTTCTCGTGATGAACAAGTCCACGTTGCTACAAATAGTTTGGTATGCCGTGAGCTTGGTCTCGATTGGAGTCCTTCTTTGGATAAGCTTAGGAAGGCAACCATTAATTGGGTGATGCAGCCACTCAAGGCTAATGACCCTAATAAATATCTGAACAAAAAATTTTGGCTGGATTCCAGTGATCGCCTGATGTATGAAGGCGCAGCACCTGAGCTTGCTGATACTAAGCGAGCACGTATGCCAGCTTTCTTTGAACATGCAAATCCAAACCTTCCACAATATGCTTAATCATGGGTGCTACAGGACGCTACATCAAAAAGATGCCGACTAGAAACAGCCCAGCTGTGTTTGGCACTTTCGGGGAAATGACCTCAGAAGAAAAAATTAAAAAGCTAGAAGAAGAAGTATCTTTCCTTAAACAGGAGAAGAAAAAAACAGCTGCCACCCCTGCACCTACTTCTACTGCTACTGGCGCTACTACTGATACTACTACTACCACTAAGCCTAATCAAAAGCTGGCTATTAGTAGTCAACCAGCACCTAGCGTGTTGCGTACAATGAACAAATGAACCCTTCTTTTACACTTACACTAACTGTTGATAATCTTCTGTTAGAAATGGAAGATGTATTTCCACCTGTCAACCCTACTCCAGATACTGACTTAAATCAAATCATGTACCGTGCTGGTCAACGTAGTGTTTTAGAGTGGATTCAATCACGACTTAATGAGGAAACTTAATTATGGGTGCTGGACGTAGACAACATCACGCACAGCAAGAGGCAATGCGAGCTGCTAACGCCGAAGCTAACCGTCAAAAAGCTTTGATGGAGCAGCAGCAAAAAGCTATGGAGCAACAACTGGCTTTACAACGTGAAGCTATGATGCAACAAACAGCAGCAATGCGTGAAGCAATGGCTCCAAATGTAACAAAGGCTACAGTTGGGTCTGAAAACGTCGGGGTTAGGACTTCTAAATCACGACGCAAAACAACTCAAAACATCAGCAAAGGTATTGCAGCACTGCGGATACCGCTTAACCTTGGTTAATTAAATGGAAGCTAAAAGTAGGTACGATCATCTAACCAGTTACCGTTCTGAATTTCTTGACACAGCGGTTGAGTGTTCACGTCTTACTATTCCTTACCTAATCCAACTGGATGAATACAGAGTATCTCATCAACACCTCAAGCAACCTTGGCAAAGTGTAGGTGCTAAAGGTGTAGTGACGTTGGCATCAAAGCTTATGCTTTCTTTGTTGCCTCCTCAAACTACATTCTTTAAGCTACAAGTCAGGGACGATAAGCTAGGCACTGAGTTGCCTGCTGAGATTCGTTCTGAACTTGATCTTTCTTTTGCTAAGATGGAGCGTATGGTTATGGACTCGATCGCTGCTTCTAGTGATCGTGTCGTCGTACACCAAGCTCTTAAACATCTTGTCGTTGGTGGTAACGCACTGATTTACATGGGTAAGGATGGTTTGAAACACTATCCTCTTAACCGTTATGTTGTAGAAAGAGATGGAAACGGTGACGTAATTGAGATCGTCACAAAAGAATTGATTAGTAAGAAACTTCTTCCTCCTCAACTGATGGAGAATCCTGCTCCTCCTATGAATGAAGCAGTGCTCCATAAAGATGACGCAGAAGTTTACACCCATGTTCGTCTGGACAACAATCGTTGGTTGTGGCACCAAGAGGTTTATGGGAAAAAAATTCCTGGCTCTGAGAGTAAAGCTCCAAAGGATGCTAGCCCTTGGCTGGTGCTTCGGTTTAACTCAGTTGATGGTGAGAACTATGGACGGGGTAGAGTTGAAGAGTTCCTTGGAGATTTGAAGTCTCTTGATGCACTCTCTCAGTCCCTTGTAGAAGGCTCTGCAGCAGCCGCTAAGGTCGTCTTCGTGGTATCACCCTCAAGCACGACTAAAGCCCAGACGCTAGCCCAAGCAGGCAACGGTGCAATCGTTCAAGGCAGACCGGATGACATTGGTGTTATCCAAGTTGGTAAGACAGCAGACTTTAGTACTGCTTCTAACATGGCTGCTAACCTTGAGCGACGTTTGTCCGAAGCTTTCCTTGTTCTTACTGTCCGACAGTCTGAACGTACTACAGCTGAAGAGGTTCGCCTTACTCAACTTGAACTTGAACAACAACTTGGTGGCTTGTTCTCCCTGTTGACTGTTGAGTTCCTGTTGCCGTATCTGAATCGTAAGCTGATGGTACTGCAACGTAATGGACAACTGCCTAAGATCCCCAAAGATCTTGTGTCTCCTACTATCGTTGCTGGTATCAATGCTCTTGGTCGTGGACAGGATCGTGAGTCCCTCACTTCCTTCATCATGACTATTGCACAAACTCTTGGACCTGAAGCATTGATGCAATTCATTAATGCAGATGAAGCTATTAAACGTCTTGCAGCTGCACAAGGTATCGACGTGTTGAACCTTGTCAAGTCTGTTGAAGACCGTGAGCAAGAAGCTCAAGCTGCTGCTGAACAACAGGAGCAGATGATGATGACTCAACAAGCAAGTAACTTCTTGAAATCACCCTTAGCTGATCCCACTAAAAACCCTGACGCTAAAGAAGACGTAGCTAATGTCATTGGATCATAAGCCGGTACGACCACAGAAAGTACCACGTAAAAAACCGAATCCCCCTAAGAAAGAATCTACTTTTGATCCTTCAGAAGTAGCAAACCCCACCTCATTTGAAACCAATAAGTACGCACCTAAACCTAAAGTTGGTAAGCCTACTGTAGGCGTACCGACTGGTAAGGTTGAGCAAGTTGGTTTGAATGGTTTGAAAGTTATTACTAATTATGGCGACACTAACGTATGATCCTAGTGATGATCCGCAGGCAATTGAAGCAGCGGAAGCACGGGATGCAGAATCTCTAGCTGTTGGAGAAGAACTTGAGCAACAGCAAAATGAGTTGCTTGCTGGTAAATATAAATCAGCAGAGGAACTTGAACAAGCTTACATTGAACTGCAAAAGAAACTAGGTTCTCCTGAGCAGGAACAACCTGAAGCTCCTCAAGAAACAGAAGAGGTAGAAGAAGTTGATCCTATTGCTCAAGCATTTGAAACTGCTGATGTAGAGTTCTCTAGTAATGGAGAGCTGAGTGCTGAGACTCTTGGTAAGCTCAGCGAAATGTCCTCTGAGGATTTGATCAAAGCTTACCTTGATTACCAATCTAAACTTGGTCCTGTTGATGAAGCACCTCAAGGTGTAGAGCTTAGTGACCAAGACGTTTCTGAGATCCACAACTCTGTTGGTGGTGCTGAAAAGTATCAACAGCTAGTGCAGTGGGCAGCACAGAACTTCAGCGAACAAGAGATTCAAGCGTTTGATAACGTAGTTGAATCCGGTAATAAGAACGCTATTAACTTTGCACTTCAAGCTTTGAAATCTCGTTACACTGATGCTGTTGGCTTTGAAGGTGAAATGCTTCAAGGTAAAGCAGCTGCATCTCAAGATGTATTCCGTAGTCAAGCAGAACTTGTTAGGGCTATGAATGATCCACGGTACGACAAAGATCCTGCCTACCGTCAAGACATTTACGACAAACTTGATCGCTCTAACATTTCCTTCTGATGAACGACACTAACATTTGGCCTACTGAACCACCTATTATTATGACTGATCATCCTTACGGTGTCCCACATAACGAACGAGCTGAGCAGCTTAACGGTCGCCTTGCTATGCTTGGTGTCATGGCTGCTCTTGGCGCTTATGCGCTGACTGGACAAATTATCCCTGGTATCTGGTAATGCCCCAAGGTAAAGGAACTTACGGTTCACAGAAAGGTCGTCCCCCTAAGAAAGGGACTAAAAAGTAATGGCTAAGCCTGGCCTTTACGCAAACATCCACGCCAAACGCAAGCGTATCGCTGCAGGTAGTGGTGAAAAAATGAGGAAGCCTGGTACTGCCGGTGCTCCTACAGCTAAACAATTTAAGAAGGCAGCTAAGACTGCTAAGAAAAAGTAAATAAACAGCCTTAGTTCTAGCGCGTAGTTCTGAGGCTTCCGTAGTAGTTGTCATATAAAAGTTCCTTGCTTTTTAATTATGATTCCTCTTCTAACTACATTGTCAGTGATCTCATCTTGGTATGGTCCTGGCTTCCACGGAAACCTCACCGCCAATGGTGAACGGTATAATCAACACGGCCTTACTGCAGCGCACAAGACACTCCCGTTTGGAACCAAACTTAAGGTTTGCTACAAGCGATGTGCCGTTGTTCGGGTCAATGATCGTGGTCCCTACATTCATGGTCGGGAACTAGATCTCAGTAAAGGTGCGGCTGATGCTATCGGTCTCACTGCCTCTGGAGTTGGACGAGTCAAAGTAACTCGACTTAACTAACTTTATTCATGACTGCCACAATTGCAGCGAGTCCTAAGAACAGTTGGGACTCTTTCACAGACTGGGTAACCAGTACAAACAATCGTCTTTATGTAGGCTGGTTCGGAACACTGATGATTCCGTGTCTTCTGGCAGCAGCCATTTGCTTCATCGTTGCATTTGTTGCAGCCCCACCTGTTGACATTGATGGAATACGAGAACCAGTTGCAGGTAGTCTCCTGTACGGAAACAACATTATATCGGGAGCCGTCGTACCGAGCAGCAATGCCATCGGACTACACTTCTACCCAATTTGGGAAGCTAATTCACTTGATGAATGGCTCTACAACGGGGGTCCCTTCCAGCTTACAGTATTCCACTTCCTCATTGGCATCTATGCTTACATGGGACGCGAGTGGGAACTTAGCTATCGACTAGGGATGCGTCCCTGGATCTTTGTAG